TTTAGTTGCTTGCTCATGATGTTTCCCGTTTGAGATTGAAAAGCACGCTGGCGATATTGCCCGCGTACAATCAAATCTATACATCATATGTATAATAGCAAGCATAAAATGCACATCATATGTATATAATAAGGTAAAACAATGCCCGCCTACCGTTTCAACGTCGTGCCGGTTGCAGCTCCACGAATGACGCACGCTGACCGCTGGAAGCGTAGATCGTGCGTGGTCAAGTATTTCGAATACCGTGATCAGGTGCGCGATCAGGCACAGGCAATGGGTGTGACGCTCTCAGAGCGCTTCAGCGTGCAGTTTTACTTGCCCATGCCGCGTAGTTGGTCCAAGCGCAAAAGGCAGGACCACGACGGCAGACCGCATCAGGTCAAGCCTGATGCCGATAATTTGCTTAAAGCTTGGATGGACTGCTTCGGCGAAGACTGCGCCGTTTGGTCGGTTTCCGCTTCGAAATTTTGGAGCGCTTCGCCTGCCGTTGTGCTAGTCGTGCCTGAGCTTTCGCTCGACGATCTAGCACAGACTGCGGTGTGAGCATGTCCTGCAGGATGCTGACGGGTGCGTCGGGAGGTAGTGATTGGATTGCGTAGATTAGCGCAACGTGCAAGAGCGTGTGCTTTGCTATCGAATGAGCGCCGCGTTCCTGGGCGTTCACATGGAAGACACAGTGCCCTATCAACTCGCCCAACTCTGTTTGCGTGTAGCCCATTTTCAAGCGCCACGCACGCATCAGGTCTGCCTTGGTATATTCGCTATCAACTTGGGGAAGAGGGGCAGTCAAGGTAGGTAAACGCTGGGTTTGTGGTGATTTTCACACAGTAGAAAATGGGCCATATGTTCGCTCGCTGCAAAAATATTATCAGCGCTTGCCCAGTGTTTCTGCGGCATTGTGCTTGTCATGAGTTCGTTAAGGTATATTATCGAACATATAGCTAGTCCTACTTAGCGGCCATTCGAGGGGTACGGGGGCACAAAACGCGGCGTCGATGCTTGGTAGGTCTATCCCTCCCCCCAAACGGAGCCGAAAATGAATCCCTACACCGAACACGGCTTTGCCTCCCGCGCCGATTACCTTTTGGCCTTATCGGACGAGTACGACCTACCGGAGTCGGTAGTGACGCTGGTGGCTTCACGGCTAGGCGACGCCGAAGACTTTGACGGCTTGCCGATGGAGTTGGCTGCGATCCGCGAGTTGCGGAGCTACTCTCTGTAACCATCCCCACCCCATGGTGCCCCTTACGGTACGCCTTGCTTTCGCCGCGAAAGTACGGTTTGGCTTATGGCGTAACAGGAGTTTAAGCACATGCCGAGACGTAGCGCAAGTAGCGCCCAGACCAAGCCGATGATCGACGTAGTCGGTCAGGACATCAACAGCGTAGAGTTTGTCCGCCGTGTGATGGGCCCTGGGACGTTGGCGGAGAAGGCCGCAGCGCTGGGCATGAGCCGCAACACGTTTGATGCGGAGCGCAAGCGTCGGGCTGATCAGATCGCGCTACAGACGCGCATTGAGCTGGACGAGAATGTCCACCGAGCGATGGCGACGTTAGTGAGCCTGTTGGACTGTGATGATCCGAACGCTCGCTACAAGGCGGCAAAGGATATTCTGGACAGAGCGGGCTTCAAGCCAACAGACCGGGTGGAGGTAACCGCGGAGGTCAAGCGGACGCCGAAGGAGATTGAGGCGGAGGTACGACAGCGCCTGGGTGATGAGTTTGGGGCGAGGCTCTTAGGCTTACAGCCGAAGGATCTGGAGCCTTTGGAAGAGACGCCTGGTACGAAACAGCAACCGGACAGCGTAGATGCGGACTGGGAGCCGGTAAAGTGAAGACGCACCTAGATCTGTTCAGTGGAATAGGCGGATTTGCGTTAGCGGCAGGCTGGGCAGGCTACAACACGATAGGGTTTTGTGAGATTGAAGATTATCCAAGAAGAGTTCTTTCAAGCCGCTTCAGTGGTGTACCCATCCACGGAGACATCCGTGAGCTCGACGGAAGCGTCTACCGAGGCGTCAGCCTCATCACAGGTGGCTACCCTTGCCAGCCCTTCAGTGCCGCCGGGAAGCGTGGGGGCGCGTCGGATGACCGTCACCTCTGGCCGCAGATGCTTAGAGTTATTAAACAAGCGCGACCCGTTTTTGTCGTTGCTGAAAACGTGGCTGGTCACATCACCCTGGGCCTCGACGAGGTGCTGGCTGACCTGGAGAGTGAAGGCTACACCGGGCGGGCGATTGTTGTTCCAGCTTGTGCCGTCAATGCCCCGCACCGAAGGGACCGGGTCTGGATCATCGCCAGGTCACTGGCCCACTCCGAACAGCAGGGACTACAAGGACACGTTGAACAGCAGACCGAATCGTCAGACGCACCTTCTGGATGCAGTACGGACACAACTGTGGCCGACTCCGGTAGCGGACGGCGACAGGGCGGTGAATTACAAGCAGGGCGGAACGAGCCTGGGCTATGCGGCACGGATGTGGCCCACGCCGACAGCAAACGAAGACGCATGTGGAACCCCGTCAGGCAAGATGCAGAAGATGCTGGGCAATCATCCAGAAGTACGCAACACGGGACAGGGAAGTTTATCGGCAGACTGGGTGGAGCAGTTGATGGGTTATCCAGCGGGCTGGACTTTCCTAGACGATGGGGAGACGGATCCTGGGAAGACGGAGTCCCTAGGGTGACGGTTGGCGCAAAGAATCGCACACAGCGCTTGAAGGCCCTAGGCAACGCGATTGTACCACAAGTAGCTTACGAGCTGATACGACACCTGGAGACGGATGGCTGAATACAGAGGCAAAAAAGTAACGCTGAACAAGCCGAGGCGCACACCGGGTGGGCGCAAGAAGTTTGAGGTCTTTGTCAAGAACGATGCAGGCCGCGTGGTGCGGGTAGCCTTTGGGGATCCGCGTATGAGCATCAAGAAGGATCAGCCTGGTCGCAAGAAGAGCTACTGTGCGCGCTCTGGCGGCATCAAGGGCACGAAGGACAGAACGAGTGCGAACTACTGGTCCCGCAAGATGTGGGACTGTTGACCGTTTCGTGGTTTTCAGCGGGGGTATCGTCAGCAGTAGCAACAAAGTTGGCGATTAAGGAAATTGACCGGATCATCTATGCGCACATTGACGATCAGCACCCAGACACGCTGCGTTTTGTAGCCGACTGTGAAGAGTGGTTTGGCAAGCCGGTGGAGCGCTTACAAGGGCGCTACAAGGATGTCGCAACCGCCTGCAAGATGTCTGGTGGACGCGGTTACATCAACGGTCCTTCAGGAGCAGCCTGCACGAAGTTCTTAAAACGGCGAGTGCGGCAAGAGTGGGAGATGACGGTGAAGGTTCCGCTGCGTTACGTCTGGGGGATGGACTACGGTGAAGTAGACCGCGCAGACAACCTACTGGATTCGATGCCCAAGCAGGAGCATGTATTTCCGTTGATAGACCACAAGATGACAAAGGAGCAGGCGCACGAAGTGCTGCAGGCTTCAGGCATCAAGCGCCCTGCGATGTACGATCTAGGCTACAACAACAACAATTGCGTCGGCTGCGTGAAGGGCGGTATGGGCTACTGGAACAAGATACGGCAGGACTTCCCTGAAGTATTTCGCAAGCGAGCAAAGCTAGAGCGGGAAGTAGGTGCATCCTGCATCAAGGGCGTGTACCTAGATGAGTTGGACCCATCGAAAGGCCGCCACTCTAAGCCGATTGTTGGCGACTGCGGTATTTTGTGTGAGTTAATTAAAATTTAAGAATGACCACGATTTTGGAAGCGTCACGGCGAGTAGGTTTGGCGGGTAAAATTTCTGAGGGAATGCCCGACGCTATCGGGTCCGCCACAACATGTAGTTGCCACTACTCCACGCAGAGCGAAGGAGCCTATGAGTCAAAGCGATAGGGTGGATGTTAGGAGTCTCGCCCAAGCTGCGCTTCCAAACCTTTTGGGGGCTTAAGCGATGATTGTGAACTTGAGCCCTCTGGAGATTGATTTTCTATTGCGGGAGCTGGCAGCAAACCAGGGGATGATTGCCCCAAGCGCAAGTATCCCGGCCTGGTACCGCCACAGCATTCAGGAGACGTTGCGGGATGCGCTCTTAGCGGACAGGAAGGAGCGCTGGGCCTTATCAGACAAACGCCACAAGGAGTTGTTGGATGCAGAAAAAGAAGGGCTTGTACGCGAATATACACGCCAAGCGGAAGCGAATCAAAGCAGGCTCCAAGGAGCGTATGCGCAAGCCGGGAACGAAGGGGGCACCGACAGCGAAAGCCTTTAGGGACAGTGCCAAGACTGCCAAACGTACCAAGCGAAAGGGGAAGTAATGCCAGGAATGACCAAGAAGCCGTTCAAGGTTTGTGCGAAGTGCCCGTCACCGAGCAAGTGTAAGGCGGCAGGCCGTTGTCTCAAGAAGTACGGGCCCACCAAAAAGAAATGACACGCAACGAAGAGGCGGACGCCTACGTTCAGCAGCAATGGCTGGAAGAGGTCGATGAGGTTCTGAAGTTACGGGACTTGTACGAAGAGACGCGGCGTACCAGGGCCTTTGACTTCTATGAGCCCTACCCGTTTCAGTTGCGCTTCCATGAGGCGCGAGACGATCAGGGCAACCGGGCGCGGCAACGCTGTTTGATGGCCGGGAACAAGACGGGCAAGACCTACTCCGGTGCCATGGAGGTGGCCTATCACCTGACGGGGATTTACCCGGACTGGTGGAAGGGTGTGCGCTTTGAGAGGCCGATACAAGCCTGGTGTGCAGGCAAGAGCCACTACGCCACACGCGACATCGTGCAAGCGGAGCTGTTGGGCGAGTCAGGAGATCCTGATGCGTTTGGGACCGGTGCGATTCCACGGGACTTGATTATCAAGACCGAGCGCAACCCCGGGGTGCCGAATGCGATTGGCTTTGCGCTCATCAAGCATGTCAGTGGTCGCAACAGCCGCTTACAGTTCAAGTCGTATGATTCGGGTCCAGCGGCCTGGATGGGGGTAGCGGTGGACTATGTCTGGCTGGATGAGGAGCCACCCCAGGAGATTTACAGCCAGGCGCTGCGTTCTACGCTGAAGTCTGGAGGTCCGGTAGCCTTGACCTTTACGCCAGAGAATGGCGTCACCGGCGTGGTGGGCATGTTTTTAAACGAGCGGAAGGCAGGTCAGTCGTTGATTCAGGCGACCTGGGATGATGCGCCCCACCTGAGCCTAGAGGTACGCGAAGAGATCCTGGCAGCGCTCCCTCCGCATGAGCGGTTGATGCGTTCAAAGGGCATCCCGATGCTCGGTTCAGGGCAAGTCTTTCCGGTACCGGAAGACAACATCAGTTGCCCGGCCTTTCCGATTCCAGAGCATTGGGCGCGGATTGCGGGAATAGATTTTGGCTTTGACCACCCTACGGCCTGTGTCTGGCTGGCTCATGACCGGGACACCGACACGGTCTATCTCTATGACGCCTATCGGGAGAAGGGCAGTGGGATGTTGCAGCACGCTGAAGCGATCAAGCACAGAGGCCCCTGGATTCCGGTAGCCTGGCCGCATGACGGTTCAATCCATGACAAGGGTTCTGGAGAGGCGTTGGCGACACAGTACCGGCGGGCAGGGATTCGCTTTCTAGGAAGCCACTTCACAAACCCGGAAGGCGGGATTGCGGTCGAGCCGGGGATCATGGCACTACTCACGCGGATGCAGACAGGGCGCTTCAAGGTCTTCAACCATCTCGACACCTGGTTTCAGGAATTCCGCATGTACCACAGGAAGGACGGCAAGATTGTGCGCAAGGTCGATGACTTGATGTCGGCCACCCGATATGCCGCACAGAGCCTCAGATACGCCATCACGAACAGTTTCCAGCCCAGACCTTCAGTAGCCGTGGGCAGTCTCTCAGACGGCACCTTCGACCCCTTTGACTTCTGGGTCAAACACCCCACCCCGGAAAGCTATGGCCCGCTCAATTGACTTCAACCCCAGAGCCACGCTAGGCCAGCGTCAGCGTGAGTTCCAGCAACTGCAGGAATCGGGACGCTCCGCACAGGAAGCCTACCAGCAACTCTACCCGGACTACCAGACCGCTTACGATCAGGCGGTGGCCTTTCAGGATACCGTACAAGCCGCCTATGACGCTTTTCAGGCGAACAAGACCCAGGCCAACCTAGACAGCTACAACGCCTTGAGCGCTCAGTACAGCCAGTTGCAGACCAACTACCGGCAGTATGAGCCACAGCTTCAGGAGCTGCAGGCGACAATGGCGGGAGCCTCTACACGCTTGCAGGAGATTGAAGGCGAGTTACCGGAGCTGCAACGATCCTTACAGATTGACCGCGAAGCGCCGAAGCGTCAGGCGCGGGAGCGCAGTGGCACTTCCATCCTGACCCGTGGCACCAGGAGGGCCGGTTCGGTTCGATGATTGAACAGTGTACCCTTGCCGATGTCGATGCTCTGATGGCGGATCTGCGCAACATGTACACCGAGATGGCGCCCTTTGGCAAAATGGATGAGGCCAAGTGTGTGGCCTTTCTATCAGACAGTATTGAGCATCATGTGGTCCTGAAAGCTACTGACGGCCCCCATTTGTTGGGGCACATGGGCCTCCGCGCAGAAAGCCACTGGTACACGAAGGACGTAGCGCTCTACGAATACTACTGTTACGTCAATCCAAGACACCGCAAGACCCGCACTGCTTTTGAACTTTACAAGGTCGCCAAGGGGGTAGCACAGGAAACCAGGCTGCCGTTTTTTTATGGCACCTTCCGCAAGCCAGAGTCTGATTTTGAGCGAGTCAACAAGTTCCTGAAACGCCAAGGGGGGCAACAGATTGGATCACAATATTTTATAGGAGCAACGTAATGGCAACGAAGTATTTCCCTGTTGGGTATGGAAGGATTTACGATTCAAGTAAAAATTATACGGAACAACAATTACGGGATTTAGCGACCACACCGACAGGTGAATATGACGAGGGGATTTACAATACAGTCAAAAGTTTTGAACAAGAAAAGACAGAGACACAGGTACTAGGGGTCACTCCTTCGATAAATGTAGTAGGCCAGGATTCAAAACCATACCAAGGGAGTTCCGGTGGCAAGGGTAGCCCAAGCATCAATATCTCCACACCGAGCATCAATATCCCCACACCGAATCTGGACCAGGATCTAACAAAAATTGATGTTGGCTCTCCGAACTTTGACCAGAAAATAAATACTCCAACATTGAATACAGATCAGGATTTAACAAAGATCAGTGTGCGTGGTTTGCAGGAATCGGCAGTACAACAAGCAGGAGACGCACAGAATTCTTTAATTCAAATCGGCACAGACATACAAGCTGGAGCAGTAGACATTGGGAAGGCTGGTCAGGAAGCACTAGTCAAGTTAGGCTCAGATGCACAGGAACAAGCTGTAAAGAGCGCCACGCAGATCAGTGGGGGGCAAAGCAACGCCACTTTGGAAGGGTACGCCAATCAAGCAACGAAAGGCACTGAATCACAGATCAATCAGGTAACGACCTATGTAGAAGACAAGGTAATCCCAGTTGTCAATGATACCTATAAGTTTTTTACAGAAAATCACCCAACAATTAAGTTGTTCCAAGAATCCGTCAAAAGTCTTGAAAGTCTGACCCCCAGCATTGAGATGGCGGGCTCTTTCGACTTGGCAGGTGGTGGATCTGTGCAGGACACTTCTGACCCAATGCCGAATGCGACTTTGGACGCCAACGCCCCGAATCTAGGCGATGACAAGGTCTACAGTGACATAGAAACGGGGACGGCCAAAGGTTCCCAGATGTCTGAAGAGGAGCGTCTACGCCGCATCCGCCGCCTGCTGACCAACCGCTATGGCCGTGAAAAGACCATTCTAGGAGGCCCAGGCGATACGACCAGCCGCCGCAGGTATGCCATATGAGCGAACTAGCCAGCACTTTGGTGCAGGAATACGAAGCGCTCAAGGGAGAGCGCGGCAACTGGGAAAACATGTGGCAGGACATTGCCGAGCTGATGATCCCAAGGCGTGCCGACTTCACCAACCGCTACCGCGCGCCGGGGGAACAGCGCCGTGACCGGATCTACGAAAGCTCTGCCGTCCGGGCCTTGGTCCGCGCAGCCTCCGGGTTGCACAACACGCTGACCAGTAGCACGGTGCCTTGGTTTGCCTTGGAAACCGAAGACCGCGACTTAATGAAAAACCGGCAGGTACAGCTCTGGTTGGAAGACGCTACCCGACGCTGCAACGGAATCTTCAATGCTCCCCGCAGTGGCTTTCACCAAAGCGCCCATGAGTTCTACCTGGACCTGCTGGCCTTTGGTACGGGCTGTATGTACGTCACGCAGGAGCCGGGCATGGGGCCTGTGTTCAAGTCGTACTTTCTGGGCCACACCTACATCGCGGAAAATAAAACGGGCATGGTGGACAGCGTCTACCGGCGTTTTGATGACACCGCCAGAAGCCTCTACCGCCAGTTTGGCAACAAGCTCCCCGATGAGATCATCAAGGCTGCCGACAAGGAGCCGTTCCAGCGCTTTGAGTTGTTGCATGTGGTCCGCCCCCGTTTGAATGCACCGGGCAAGACATCTAAGCAGAAACCCTTCCTGTCGATCTACATCCACCCGGAGAGCCGCAAGGTGGTGCAGGAGGGGGGCTTTGATGAGATGCCCTACATTGTCAGCCGCTGGCAAAAGAATTCGATGGAAGTCTATGGGCGAGGCCCTGGCGTAGAAGCGCTGCCTGATGTGCGGATGATCAACGAGATGGAGCGTGTCGGCTTGATCGCCTTACAAAAAGTCGTAGATCCGCCGTTGTTGGTACCGGACGATGGCTTCCTATCGCCAATCAGAACCACCCCTGGTGGACTGAACTACTACCGCGCAGGCTTGGGGCCACAGGACCGGATTGCGCCTTTGCAGACCGGCGGACGGGTAGACCTGAATGAAGCGAAGATTGGGCAGGTACGCGCAGCGATTGACCGCACCTTCTTTTTAGACCTGCTGGAATTGCCAGGCCCCACGGCAGCCGATGGCGATGTACTGCGTTTCAGCGCAACAGAGATTGCGGCAAGGCAGCGAGATAGGCTTTCGATTCTAGGCCCGATTGTGGCGCGTCAGGAGGCCGAAATGCTAGGCCCCTTGGTGATCCGCACTCTATCGGTGATGCTGCGCTCTGGGATGCTCCCACCGCCACCACAGGTCTTGTTGGATGCTGACTTCAAGGTGGCGTATTCCAACCCAGTGGCGATTGCGATGCGCTCTGGCGAACTGGCTTCCATCAGTCAGTTGATTCAGTTCCTGGTGCCTTTTGCGCAACTGGACCCCACGGTCATTCAGCGCTTCCAGACAGGGCGGGTAGCGGAGTTGGCCGCAGAAATCCTGAAGGTCAGCCCCAGCGTATTCAAGTCCGGCGAAGAGTTGGAAGCTGAACAACGTGCGGCAGAAGAGCAGCAGGCCCAACAGCAGGAGCTGGTACAAGCCAACGCAATTGCTGAACAACAAAACCTCATCAGCCAGAGCCGCCGGAATGAGTCGGTGGCCTATCTGAACGAAGCACGGGCACAGCGACAATGAGACTAAGCGAAAAGGAAAAGCGCAGACTAGCGGACTACCGCACGGTCTTTCAAAGCGTTCATGGGGAACGCGTGCTTGCGGATCTATGCCAACGGCATGGGATTTTTGATCCCTGTCATGTTCCAGGGGATGCGTATTCCACCGCCTACAACGATGGGCGGCGCAGTGTAGTGGTAGACCTGCTACGCTACCTGAATACCGACCTGGAGCGTCTTACCAACCTTTTAGACAGTCCTTATGGAGACTACGACCCAAGAGGCGACAGCGTCGCAGCCATCTGAGATTCAACCTAGCCAGACGGGTTTAGCGCCCGAAGGCTCCAGCGTCAACAGCCTAGCGTTTGACCCAACCAGTCTGCCCGAAGATTTAGCGAATGAACCCAGCCTGCGCAGCTTTGATGATGTCGGCAAGCTAGCGAAGAGTTATGTACATCTAGTTAAGCGCCTGGGCGTTCCCCCGGATCAGTTAGTGCGTCTGCCCTCCAGTCCAGACGACACCGGCTGGAATGAGGTGTATGAGCGCCTGGGCCGCCCCAATGACGTCAGTGGCTACGAGATCAATGCCCAGGATGAGGTAACCGGCCAGTATCTGCAGGAAGCCCATAAGCTGGGGCTCTCCAAGGTGCAGGCCCGTCAACTCTATGACTGGTACACCAAGAACCAGGAGTCCAACACCGCTGCAGACCGGGACGCCTGGCAGTACCAGCAACAGAACTACGTTCAGGAATTACAAAAGGAATGGGGGCGTGATTATGCCGCCAACACCGATGTAGCCCGCCGTGCCTTCCTGCAATTGGCGGATGCCGAAACCCTGAAACTGGTGGAAGAGACAGGCATTGGCAACCATCCCGGCCTAGTGAAAATGATGAACAGAGTCGGCCAGTTGATGGCAGAAGATGGGCTCCTACAGAACGATGTGGGCACCAGCGGCAACGGTGGCCGTGTGGACATTGAAGGTCGCCTCAGTGAGTTGATGGCCCCAGATTCGCCCTACTGGGACGGGATGCACCGGGACCACGACAGGTATGTTCAGGAGGCCCTGCGCCTGCGGGAACTGCTAACATGAGCTTAGAAGAGAAGCGTGAGTTGCGCATGGAATGTCTGCGGCTTGCAGTAGAAAACGGGACACAGGTCGATGTCAGTGATCCGATCCCACTTGCAACCACCTATTATCTGTGGGTTATATCAGATTTAGAACCGGCACAGACCGGACAGAAACCACCGCCTAGCCGTAAACGCTAGGCACAATCCCCCATGCGAGGCTGCGGTTCGGACAATCGTTCAGACCCGTAATCACGCACCTACCATAGAGCCCCCT